TTTATTAAACGTTCGGAAATGCGGCTCAATGCTTTATCTACTGCTGGGCCGTAGCCGTTACGAGCAATATTTGATTCAGTTTTTAATCGAGCTGCATAATTTACAGTTTTTTCAATTTCTTGTAATTGACGAGCTACTTCTTTTATTGTATTTTTTATCTTTCCCTCTGGAGTAACTTTTGCATCGCCGGTTGCATACATTGAATATGATTCAATAATTGCCTCATACTTACGATCCATTGCTTCTTGTACTTGGTCTGATTCAACTTGTTTATATCCAAGTTGTTCTGCAGTTTTGCGATTAGTTTTTTTACTAAATGCAGCCGGAGTATTAAATCCAGCTACAGCAGCGGTTGTATTTTGTTCTTCAACTGTTTCTTCGTCACAAATACATTTATCTTTCGGACGATCACACGCATCACAATATGAAGATTCAATTTCATGAAAACGTTGTTTCATTTCATTAATTAATGATTTCATGATTGTAATCCTTTCAATTCTTTAATTAAATCAAAATAACGTAGTAATGAAAGAATATGTGATTCTTTAATTGTTTTCATATTTTCAACAGTACAAAGCATTTCTGAAAGTTTTTGAACTTTGATTTGTGTTACTTTGTCAGTTATTGTTTTTGCTTGTGCTGATAATTCTTTTTTAATTTGCGGAATAATATCTTCTACATATTCTTTCAATGTAGCAGTGTCATTTACATTTGTAATATACTTATTCAACAAACGTTTTTGTGATTCATCTAAACCAGAATATTTTTCATTAAATTTATCAACCATTAATTTATATGTTAATAATCTAACTTCTTTTGGTTGTGATTTAAATGCTTCGACAACTGGATCAACTTCTTTTGGTTGTTTTCTTTCTTGAATTAATCCATTTTCCAAAATAACATTTTTACATTCTAAAAGTTGTTTAGGATTAGCAGTCTCATCATATTCGAATATCATATAAATAGATGCTAATGTTTTATAGTTGTTAATTTGTATTTTAGATGCTTTATCAAAGCCGAATTGATCGGAAATTTCTTTTACTAAATTATAACGTTGTCTACGCAATAAACTTTGATTTAATTTTGTGTGTGCTGATTTAACTGTGCGTATATAATCCAATGCTTGAGCTTCACTTTTGAATTGCTCTTTTAGTAGTGCATTATATAAATGTAATTCTTTTGCTAATTCAGTATTTTTACCAAAATATTTTTTAATAATATCTACTGTTACTGTCTTATCAGATGAAAGTGCTTCAGAAGTTAGTTTTCTAACAAGCATTTCAAATAGAATACCAGTGTTCTTATATTTGCTATGTTTTAGTTTAGTCATTGTTCACACAGTTCTTTTATTTCTAATAAATATGTTTTCTATTACAAAATATTGTTTTCGTCAAGCATCGTGCCAGTATCACGATTATCTATTATAGTTTGTTGATGATTAAGCGTTTCTGTAATGATTTGTATGTTTTTACGTTTTACTTCAAATTGTTTCAACATATTAACAGTTTCATTTGAAATAGTTTTTACACTTCTATCAGCATCTGGATTTGGTTTGAAGGCAGACATTTGATTTTGTGCATTGAATGCTTGATCTAATTCTTTTTTACCAGTAGGATCCCAACCAAATGCATTTTTATGTTGTCCGAATTTAATTCCTTCTGGTGGTCTTCCGCCCTTATCTTTTTCTTCAACATCATCAGATGACATATGAACTGTTGCTAAATCGTGTGGAGTACCAAATGATACTCCAGTAACTGCTGGATCATTTCCTTCTTGTTCGATTTGGGCTTGACGGAATCTAAGTTTTAAATCTTCAACAACATTTGCTCGTTCCTGTAACCATTGATCTTCTGACATATTAAAAATAAATTCATAAATGTATTTGTCAGAAACTAATTTACTATCTTTCATGGCAGTTGCTAATGTCATTTTTTCAGTCATTAAAGCAACTTTTTGTTGATCGTAAATAATTGATGGGGCTGTTAATTCTAAATCAAAGCCAATTAAATCTTCGCCTTCGAAACCTTGAGTATATAAATGCACGATTGCAATTTTAGTTAACTCAGATACCATAATTTTTTGGATACGTTCAATCGTTCTAGCAAAACGAATATCCATTGATGCTAATGTTGTTTTGCCTTCAACTCCTTCATCGAATCCTAAAAATGGTTTAGGAATTTTCAAAGCAGCCATCATTTTATTTTTTACATATTCGATATCATCTAATCCAGTAAATGTCATACCTGGTAATGTATCAATAGATGTTGACGATTGTCCTCCGCGAACCGGTAAATAATAATCTTCTAACATGTTATTGAGATTAAAACGTAAATTGTAATTTCCAGTTTGTGGATCTACGTGAGGTACTTTTTTCATTTTATTGATAATACCTTCCATGAATGAATCAACTTCATTTGGCGGAATATTACCAATATCAATTTTAAAGATGCGTTTTTCTGGAGCTCTCATAATACGATGAATAAGCATTGCATCTTCCATCATCATTAATTTTTGGAATTCTTTTCGAGCGCCTTCAAGCATCGATCTACCATATGGTAAGAAATTTGAATCTGATAATAAACGAAAATGTGCTATTTCATATACAGGATACTCATTACGCACATCTGCTACATTTTTAAATTTAATAGTATATTGGCCAGTAACTTCATCAAATTCTTCCCAACGCTCTATTTCATAGCTAGAAAGTGGACGTACGTTAACTACCCCTAATTCTTCTGCAATATCTAATTTTAAAAAGAAATCTCCATATTTTGTCATGTTTCTAATCCATGTCCACAGATTAAATTCGATATTTAAAATATCATAAAACAAATTATAAAGTATTTTTTGTATTTGAGTATTATTAGATTTAATAGTAAGAATATCACCGAATTGATCTGCTAATGTAGATTCATCTGAATAAATGTCTAATGCAGAAGAAATAATAGGATCACGATCCATCATTTCATAATCAGCATAAAGCGATACACGGTTTTGTTGTTGATAATAATTAGATTCATATCCACCCATACCACCTACCATGTGCTTATTTGCACCATGCATTCTTGTATATCGGTCAGCAATTTTAGTTTGAGATAAATTACCAACGCTCTGCAAACGGTTAGTATCTACGACACGTATTTTATCTTTTCCGTATGCACGTACGATTACATTTGTAGAAAAAAGGTTTTGTAAACGTTTTCTTAATGACGCCATATTCTTACTTTATTATTTATTAATAAATATCGGATGTTACAGAACCGTGGCGTTTTAAATTAGCCAAGTTATATTTTCATCATAATGGCCGTTATTCCATTTCCATTGTTCAGCATTACGATTAGGCTGACCTGTATAAATTACTGGATCTGATTTTTGGAATTGAGTTAATGTGCGTTTTGTTAAGTCAATACCTTGTTGTCGTAATTTTAAAGATGTATCACGAAGCCATAGTGCAATTGCATATGACATAACAAGGTCATCGTTATATCCGCTTTGTGCTTGGGCTTTACCATTTAACCAAACAAATACAAATAATTCTTGAATAAGTCGTTTACTTTTAATAACTGGTGTGCCTTCGCGCATATACATTTCTAATGCTGATATCATTAATGGACGTGTACGAGATGTAGTTGATACTCCAGGAACCATTTGGCTCTTATCTTTCATATCATAACCTTTTTTAAGTTGCACGTCTACATCAACATAACCATCATCTTTATAAGTATAAAATAAATTTTCATACCCACGATCTAATACAGGTTGTATTGCGGCCCAACCGATGTTTGCATTTTCAATTGCTAGTAATGCATTATTCCATTCAGTTGCAACTGTATATAACATATTACCAAAATCTTTTGGTGGTAATTTGCCTTTATATTCAGCAACTTGTGTAATAGTTTCAATATCAATGATTTGAAATGTTGAAAAGTCAGCCCCATCGCCACGGGCAACGTCAGCTACTACTACATAATTTTTTTCGTAATTTGGATATTCCCAAATCCAATATCCATTATCAAAACCTCGTTTCTCAATAGGATCAGTACATTTATTTTCGTATTCTAATAATATACCACCATCAACAACAGTATGACCGGAACTAATAAAGTCGCAATCGCATTCTTGAGCAGCTCCACGTTCACCTAATAATTTAGTTTGAGCATCACGCCAATCTTGATCGCGTTCTGGGTGTACGGTCCAATGCAGTTTAATTGTATGGAATCCATTTATTTGTGCCTCAGCATCTGCCCATGTTTGATGAAACCAGTTACCAACACCATTAGGCGTAGATAACACAATAGCGCCACCACCCGTTGATAATGTTGCTTGGGATGCTACCCAAATTTCTTCAATATTACGAATAAAGGCAGCCTCATCTATAATTAGCAATGAAAGTGCTTCCGAACGTGCACCTGTGGATGCACTTGATATGGCTTTAATTTG